AATGCTTTGAGATTTTTACGAGGTGTATCTTTGTTTACATCTACAGTTGAGTTTTGTTTAGTAATAATACCTACACCTGCCGCATCTTCTTGTGTTTGCATAGATTCTTTTCTAAATGCTTTGTATGCTAGTAGTTTTTGATATTCATCTGAACGTAGAGGAATATTCTTTTTAAGTTTATGAACCAACATTACAATATCGTTAGGCATCTTTTGAGTTGTTAACGACTTTTTCTTTATGTCTAGTTCGTCAAGTTGACTTTCCTCTACTGCTTCTTTAAATCCTTTGTTTGGAATCCAGCCTGCAATAGGTTTGCACTTGCACTTGCCGGGAGTACAGGTACAGTTGGGCATGCCACATTGCATACAACGTTCCCCTTCACTTTCTGTTACACTTTCTACAGGAGCCGCAACTTTCTTCTTAGCTGGTTTCTTTATAGGAGCATTAGAGTACGGTAGCAGGTATTCTGCCACTAGATCAAAGAATGGTTTGCCAGCAACAGGAGTGTCAGCAGGTACACCTGCGGCAGTGGCAAATGCTTCGCGATCACCTTTTGTTACTGCATCACGTAGTGCTGTAGCTGAACTCAAACGTGGAGTTGGTTTTTGTTTGATATTTTTAAAGTTATAGAAACCGTGTGCGCCTTCTTTGCCATTGTACTGTATAATAGTTTTAGTAACCCAATCTTCATCAGTTAAACATAACAAAGTAACGTCACCATGTTTTTCATATACAAGACTAGCTAATGTTAGCCATGATGTTTCTGCAATAATATGTCCTTCAACTTCTGGCCATATGGCAGTCATTGCTTCTACCTTGATGCCGTATGGTAGTGGATCTTTTGGACCTACAGTACTTTCATTAGTACCTACATACCAAACAGGACTCTTAGCGGCAAGTTCCCATGCGGCTCTATGTCCTTTGTGAGGAGGATTAAAGCGACCAAATATAATGGCAACTTCCTGTCCTAGTCCTTCAAATATTTGTCTTAGTTTCATAATAGGTCCTTAGGTCGGCGTCCAACGCTTGCGAGGTACAAGTTTAACGTGACCTAGCTGTTTATTTTGATCTGCATATCGAACACGACCTTCGCCATTTGTGTCCCATATCTCACCTTGTTCGCCTTCAATCTGATCAATGATGTCGTCTTTCATTGCTTGTATTCTTTTTACCAGTGTAAAGATAGTTGCTAGTGCTGTTGGATTAGCCGCAACAAGATCATTAATCTTTGCCTGCTTACCTGGACTGGTCTTTGATGAGGATAACCAATCTGTAAAATGTTTTGGACTTAGACTGTCTAACTGTTTTGCTTTGGCAGTTTGATTTACATAAGTGTAGATAATATTCTTTAGGTCGCTTAGTCCTGGAAGTCCCTGTAGGAATCCGTCCATCTGACCACCGTGTGCTTGTGCAAACTGTTCAATGGCATCAACTGCTGTAGTGTCAATCTTAACAGGCTTGCTGTTATATATTGGCCCAAGCACGATTAACTGTGGATTGCTGTTGAACTGACTAAAGTCACTGATAGGCTTTTGACTAGCATCGGGCATACCAAACTCTGGAAAGAACGCATGTCCCACTACCATTACTTGTGCGCTGCCAATCCGTTTACCTAACCCGCTATCGGATCTCACATGATAACATGTTTGACTTTTATTGTTAGGACAAAAGTTATATACGCCTTCTTTGTCTGCTGGAGGTTGTTGTAGAAACAAACCATCTGCATATACAAAGCCCACAAAGTCACGTGGAGTAGCTTTGTCAAATAGGGGATATAGGCTAGAAAACTCGCTGGCAAACTTATCACGTGCGGCTTTTTCTTCTGGAGTCTTTGGACTACCTGATTTGTTAGCAATAAAATCTTGTACTGCTTCTGGACTATCTGTTACAGCACCTTTGCTCCAACCGTTGTGTCCTGCAAGTATTAAGGGACCGTTGGCTTCTGCACGACCCCAATATATTTGTGGATTGCCATCCCACTTCATACGAATACTATTAGCACCTTCTTGACTGGCAAAGTCTTTAATATGACTTAATGCTTCAAGTGTGCCTTTGGTACCGTGAAAGAAAACTAGGTCTTCAAGGTGGTTAAATGCTCGACCTAACTGTTTAGGTGCTTCTGCTTCTTTAAACAGTTGTCTTAATCTCATAACTGTACCTTATCCAACATATGACGGAACCATTCGTTAGTGCCAATACGATAACTTTCTTGACGCACTGGTACTTCTTTCCAGTTGGCATCTTGTTTGGCTCTATCTAGCAATGCTGTTGCTTCATCTTTTGGCAAAGCCGCAAGTATACTTTCAACACTACCTAAATCCTTTGCACTACCATTTGGTCCAAATAGGTGTTTAGCAACATCATCTAAGTTGTCGGCAACTAGGTCGCCTTTCTTACCTTCTGGTGTACGACTAAAAAGTCCTTGCCAGGCTGACCACATGTAGTTTTTTTGTTTGGCTAGGATGGCCATCATTAACTGTTTGTTGACGCCTTTGTATGGACTATTGTCTGGAATGGCATGTGTATGGAACTTAGATACTTTCTCAGCATTAGCTGATACCATAACGTCAACTTGATGAAACTCTCCACCAACTGGAACATTTACGTGTACATTGATACCACTTTGTGCTGTTTCTAAACCTTTACTGCTGATATAATCGTTAAGTGCCTTACGACCTGATTTGGCATCTTTGGCTTTGAAATAGTCTAGTACTGCCTGTTCGTCAACAATAACATCCATATCGCCACTAGTCTTCCCTGGCTTTGGAGTAGCGGCAGAGCCAACTGGTATAGCAGTAATGCCTGTACCTGCTAGTGCATCATTAACAGTCTTAAGTATTGCAGGAACATCTTTGTGATCGAATGGAGTTGCGTTGGCAAATACGTTGCCGCCTTCTAATAAAATCATTTGTTATCTCCATCATAGTCGCCTTGCTCAATACGATCTTTCTCTTGACCAAAAATCTTACGAGCCAGTTCGTCGCGGTCAACATCAGTAAACACTGACTTTTCATTATCGGGAATATTAAACTTTTTGCAGTATGCTTCTGCGGCTCTATCTACACAGGGACGGAATACACTGTCGTGACAGCGGTTACCTGACTTAATGTGTGCTTTGACCTTGCTGATCATAGGAAAGAACACTTTACGATAGAAATTGTGATCATTATGCATGAAGAAGTGCAGATCTTCCGGAAGATCCATTTCTTCTAAGTTAATCACTGAGTTTACAACTTCATCCATTCTCATAGCACAGATACCTTATTATAGAGTATTTATGCTATTTTGAAGTTAGGTTAAATTTCCGTTGTAGTAACTAGCTCTTCTATTTTACGTATTTTATCAGCTAAAAAGATGTGACAAAGGCTTAGAGTCTTCTCATCTGCCACGTAAAAGTGCCCGCCGTAGCGGTATTTGTTACTAGTAGTCTTGATCTTAGGTAGTTTAACAGCCCAAGTTTTAAAAGTATCGGCAGAATCCCAAAGAGCGTTAATAGTTACTTTATACTTGTGAGTGTACTCTTTACGTATAATAGCTTTGGGTGTAGTTAGCAAAAATGTTTTAGTTTTTTGATCTATAGGCTCTGATATTTCTTCTACATAAACGCCGGGAATGCTTAATATTTTGTGGAAGAAATCGTCATCATTACTATAAAGTCCTAACGTACTGCCCTCAACACGAAGTGTATAACTAGATAATGTTTCTAATATTTCAGATAAGTGTATTCCTATAAACACATCTTCTACAGAAAACGTTGTTCTACTCCAGGATCCTGATTGCATACGAGCCTGTTTGGTGTTGGCAAACTGTTCTTTTAAGTGCTCTAGCTCTTGCCTGATATTTTTTAGATTGTTACCTCTAAACTTAAATGCTACAGATAGCCGTAAGGCTACCTTGTAGACATATTTGCCAAAGAACAGCTTAGATGTTTTCTTCGAAAGCATGTTCTTTGACTTTGAGTTTGATACCGTTGCCGTCTACATCAATCTCAACAACACCGCCATCTTTTAAGCTACCAAACAACATCTCACGTGACAATGGACGCTTAACGTCTTTGTCAATAACACGTTGTAAAGGTCTAGCACCCATCTTGCTATCAAAGCCTTTTTCTACCAAGTAGTCGATGGCTTCATTGCTAATAGTAACAGTAATGCCCTTGTCGTTGACCTGTGCTTTAAGTTCTACTAGGAACTTGCCAACAATTTTGATCATTGTTTCTTTGCTTAACTTGCTGAATGTAATAATACCATCTAAACGATTACGGAACTCTGGAGCAAAGAACTTCTTAAGTTCTTTATCTTCGTAGTCATTTTCTTGACTACCAAAACCAATAACATTTCGATCTGCATCAGCGGCACCTAAGTTAGTGGTCATAATAAGCACCACATTGCGGCAGTCTGCTTCTTTACCGTTAGATCCAGTTACTTTACCATTGTCCATTAACTGTAACAAGATAGTAGATACATCTGGGTGTGATTTTTCAATCTCGTCTAGCAACAACACACAATGTGGTTGTTCTTGTAGTTTAGTAATCAGCAGGCCTGCATTCTCTTCAAAGCCTACATAGCCCGGAGGGCTTCCAATCAACTTACTCACAGAGTGCTTCTCTTGATACTCACTCATATCAAAGCGGATCATTGGAATACCTAACTGTCTAGCCAACTGTTTGGCCGCTTCAGTTTTACCAACACCAGTTGGTCCCATGAACACAAAAGAGCCAATAGGCTTGTTCTCTGCTTTCAATCCTGCTTGTGCAACAAGAATTTTATCAACGACTTCTGTAATAGCTTCGTCCTGTCCGTAGACTTCTCCCTTAAGATTCTTTTCAAGGCTAGCAAGGTTTTCACTTTCTTTTTCCTTAATAGTCTCTTCAGGAAGATTAGCCATCTTAGCAAGCTCAAACTGAATCTCAGCAACATCAACATCTCTATTATCAACTTGTTTGATATTAAAGCGTGAGCAAGCCACATCAATTAAGTCGATAGCCTTATCGGGTAATTTACGATCTGGCAAATATTTAACACTTAACTTAACTGCTGACTCAACAGCCGCATCGCTAATAGTAGCATTATGATGTTTTTCGTAATACTTCTTAATACCTTTAAGGATCTCAATAGCCATGTCTGGAGTAGGTTCGTCAATAGTAATGCGTTGGAATCGACGCATTAGAGCACGATCCTTTTCAAAGTACTTACGGAACTCTTCCCAAGTAGTTGACGCAACAACTTTGATGTTACCTTTGCTTAATGCTGGCTTCATCATGTTAGCAAGGTCATTACTACTGTTGCTACCACCAGCACCAGCACCACTAATCATATGAGCTTCATCAATGAACAGAATAGTTTTACCTTTACCAGTTAGAGCTTTAAGTACTAGTTTAAATCTTTCTTCAAAGTCTCCGCGATACTTACTGCCAGCAAGCATAGCACTGATGTCTAAGTTGTAGACAGTATATTCTTTTAAGAACTCAGGTACTTGACCGTGGATAATATTAAATGCAAGCCCTTCAGCAATAGCAGTCTTACCTACACCTGGGTCACCTACTAGTAATACATTGTTCTTAGTACGACGACCTAATCCTAATGCAATTTGCTCAAGCTCTTCGACTCGACCAATTACAGGATCGACTTTTGATTTTTTAACTTGATCATTAAGATTAGTTGTAAATGCACGTAGGGCCTTTTCGCTTTGTGCATCTACTACTGTATCTTCTTCCTCTTCGTTAAGTTCATTGTTAACAAAGTCTGCAAACTTTTCACGTTCAATACCACCTTTATTAATGTAATAGACAGCATAGCTACGTTTTTCACTAAGGATACTGAGGAATACATCGACTAGTTCAATGCTTTGGCGTCCACTAAACAATACCTGTGTAAATGCGCGATTAAGTACACGCTCTACAGTCTGCGTCTTCTTAGGCTTAAACCCTTTTGGAGCATTTTCAATTTTAATCTCGTCGAGCTGATTTTTTAAGTAATGCTCTAAATTGGTTTTGATATATGTGGTATCTGCACCAAAATTACCTAGTAGCTCAAAAAACTTTTCTTCGCAAAGCATAGCATACACTAGATGTTCTAGCGTTACATATTCATGCGACAGTTTCTTACAATCTTCAACTGCTTTTTCAAATACTACTTGTAATTGATCACTTGGTTCTACCATTACGTTTCCTTGGGTTATGATGAGTTAATTATACACGAATTAAAATACTTGTCAACCGTACTTGACTTTTAATTGCCTTAATGTTTCAGCATCTTGATGATCTACTAATTTTGGAACAACTACATCAATTTTAACGTAGAGGTTACCTCTACGATGTTCGTTCATCCCAAGTGGTAATCCATGCTGATTACATGACATAGTTATACCTGGTTGAATCCCGGCAGGTACAGTAATGTCTAATGTTGAATCGTCAATAGTTTGAATTTTAATCGATGTTCCGAGCATAGTATCAAATACTGATATTGGAGCAGTGGTAAAAAGGTCTGCTCCTCTACGCTCAAACTGTGGATGATGTATTTCTTCAATAACAGTAATCAAATCTCCACGTGGCAACTGCGGATGAGTATCATCTCCCATTTCATGGAATCGAATACTATCGCCCATAGCTACCCCTCTTGGTATTTTAAGTTGAAGTGCTTGTTCCCTACCACTAGGTAATCTAATAGATCCTATAACTTCTTTTCCGTGCAGAATATCTTTTAATGTCATTTGCACAGTAATGTTGATAGATTTATTTTTACGCATCATTCTATGTTGTTGGAATCCGCCAAACGGCCCGCCAAACATACTGCCAAAAATATCATTCATATTTCCAGTATTAAAGTGGAAACCGCCTGGGCCGCCAAACTGTGGTTGCGGGTTATCGTACTCAGAACGTTTTTGATCGTCACTGAGCGTTGCGTATGCTTCTTGCAGTTTTTGAAACTGTTGTGTATCACCGCCTCTATCTGGGTGGTGTACTGCGGCTAGTTTTCTATAGGCTTTTTTAATGTCCTCGGGGCTAGCACCTCTAGGAACGCCTAATACATTATAATAGTCCATATTTTTATTTTAGTGATGAAAAAAGGTATAGTGTATTATACTATACCTTTTTACTTATGTCAAGACTTTTATTTCTTCTTACCGTCTGGAACAGCTTCGCCTTCTACCTTTTTATGGGTTTTGATTTTTTTGCAATC